TACGTCCTTATCAAAAGGTTGCTGTTTCTGACGCTTGTACCGCGTTAGACAAGCATAGAAACACCCTAGTTGTCGCTCCTACAGGTGCTGGCAAAACAATCATGCTCTCTGCGCTCGTTGGTGAACGGCATAAGAAAGGCAAGCGAGTTCTTGTCATTCAACACCGGGATGAACTTGTAGCGCAAAACAAAGAGAAGTTTGAAAAGGTTAATCCCTACATCACAACAAGTATTGTCAACGGAACAGTCAAGCATTGGGACGGTGATGCTGTGTTCTCAATGATCCAAACAATGTCACGCGATAGAAACCTTAGAGATCGCCCTTTGTTTGACATGGTTGTAATTGACGAAGGCCACCATGCGGCGGCTCCAACGTACACAAAAGTTATTAACGCAGTTCGTGAAGACAATGATGATGCTGAGATTGTAGGCTTTACTGCAACGCCGAATCGTGGCGATGGTAAGGGTTTGCGCTCAATATTCAACAACTGCGCACATCAGATTGAATTAGCCACGCTGATACGCGAAGGCTTCCTAGTACGCCCTAAAAGCTATATCGTTGATCTTGGCGTGGGTGATCAACTAGATCAGGTTACAAAACGCGGTAAAGAATACGACATGGAAGAAGTGGCGGCTATCATGGATCGCCAAGTCATTAATGATCGAATTGTTTCCGAATGGGAAGACAAGGCTGGAGATCGAAAGACTGTTGTATTCTGTTCTACGGTGGCACACGCTGAACACGTTTGCGATGCGTTTGTTTCAGCAGGAATAAGAGCCGACTACGTTACAGGAGAAACAGACAAAGAGAAACGTGCAGAGATGCTGTACAATCTTGAGTTTGGTGATCTCCAAGTTATCGTAAACGTGGCAGTCCTGACAGAAGGTTTTGACGCTCCACCTGTATCTTGCATCATTCTAACGCGTCCATGCTCCCAAAAGGGTACAATGGTGCAAATGATTGGTCGTGGTCTGCGCATTCTTGATCCTGAGTTATATCCAGATGTCATAAAGACTGACTGCGTTGTTATGGACTTTGGCACATCAATCATCACTCATGGCGGCTTGGACGAAACAGCTAACTTAGAAGGTGCAGATAAATCTGTTGGTGGTGATGCTCCAACAAAAATATG